ATTTTTCAGACGAAAGAGTATGGAATAATAGAAAAATATAAATGAGAATTTTAATTATTGCTTCTGGAAGATCAGGTTCTTCTCAACTAGTAAGGTTGATAAGTGATTTTCTGAACCTTAAAATGATTAATGAACCATTTAATTATGACTTTCATGATAATATAGTAAATGATCCTAATGTAAAAGATTTTAACTTTAGAAAATTAGAAAACAATATTATAGTAAAATGTATTCCTTCTAGAACTCATTGGCCCTTTCATCCAAAACCAACAACATCTGTTCAAACTCAAAATAAAATGCGTATTAGTTTCTTTACTGAGTTTAGTAAAGCATTTGATAAAGTCTTTATTATGGATAGAGATAATACAGCAAAGCAATTTTTTTCTGTTATGCATGCTCATAAACATAATACTTGGGGTGGAAAATACGAATTCAAACCTTGTACTATAGATTTAGAAGACTATAACTGGATGGAAGATTTCTTTAATATTAAACATGAACTTCGTATATTAAAAGAAAAAATAAACAACTCAGTAGAATTAACATATGAATATTTGTACCATCCCCACAAAGAAACATCTAAATCTGAATTTAGTAAAATTACTGAAGTAAATAATAAAGAGTTTGATCAAATCTATAATGATTGGTTAAATCCAAAACATAAATGTAATATTAATTTTGGCTAAAAAAATACCTAAAATAGTAAGAGAGATTAGAAATAATCCACCACAGGAGATTAATTTTGCGTACCAAAAGAATGTCTCTTATTCGCAAATGTCTATATTTCGCGGTTGTCCACATCGTTGGAAATTGCAATATAAAGATAAGATAAAGGTATTTACATCTTCAATTCATACTGTATTTGGAACTGCTATACATGAAGTATTACAACATTATTTAGATGTAATGTTTGATACTAGTGCTGCTAATGCTGATAAAATTGATTTAGAAGAATTATTTCAAGAAAAATTTATTGGTGAATATCAAAACCAATACAAACGAAACAATAACCAACATTTTTCATCTGCTGAAGAAATGAGGGAATTTTTTGAGGATGGAGTTGGGATCCTAAATTGGTTTAAAAAGAAACGAGCTAGATATTTTTCAAGGAGAGGTTATCATTTAGTTGGTTGTGAATTACCTATAGTAATCTCACCAAATAAAATGTATAACAACATAAAATATACAGGATTTTTAGATGTTGTACTATACCATGAACCAACAGAGACTTTTAAGATAATCGACATTAAAACCAGCACTAAGGGATGGAATGCTAGGGATAAAAAGAATGAAGATAAACAATATCAATTACTTTTATATAAACAATTTTTTAGTGAACAATATGGTATTCCTTTAAGTAATATTGATATTGAATTTTTTATTGTTAAAAGAAAAGTAATGGATTGGAATGATGAGAATATTATGTCACCTCATCAAGCTTATAGGGTACAAACATTTAGTCCACATAGTGGTAAAATTAAATTAGGACGAGCTAAAAAAGCTATAAGTAATTTTATAAATGAATGTTTTAACTCAAATGGAGAAATTAAAGATATAGAATATCCCAAATCAGTTTCTAAGTGGAATTGTATGTTTTGTCCATTTAAAGAAGATAAAGAAACTTGTGGAGAAGGAATAATTTTCTAGTATCTCCATATATTTATAGATAAATAATGTTATTAAAATAAAGATTATGAGCGCAAAAAAAGATATGACACTTACTAGTGTAAAAATCAAAAGCGATTTATTCGAGAATTTTAAAATTGAATGTGTAAAGCGAAAGTTTTCTTTCCAAAAACTTGCGGATCGAGCTATTTATTTGTATCTTACAGATGAAGATTTTCGTAAGGCAATTACCAATCAAACTAATCTTGAATTATAAATCGTATTTAAATGAATCAAAGTTTTGAACATCTTCCTAAAGATAAAAGGAAGAAAATATTACTAATTTGTGATGATATTAGAGTACATTCTGGTGTAGCTACTGTAGCTAAAGAAATTGTAGTCCATACATCCCACCATTTTAATTGGGTACAAATGGCAGGAGCTATTAAACACCCAGATAAGGGAAAAGCTTTAGATCTAAGTGAAAGTATTAATGAAGTTACTTCTCATAAGGATTCTAGTATTATACTTTATCCACAAGATGGCTATGGAAATCCTGATGTTTTAAGACAAATACTTAAAAGGGAAAAACCTGATGCTATTATGTTAATTACTGATCCTAGATATTTCCAGTGGGTATTCAATATGGAAAATGAAATTAGAAATAAAATTCCTATTACATACTTGAATATATGGGATGATTATCCTGCCCCAATGTATAATGGAGCTTTTTACGAAGCTTGTGATTTATTAATGGGAATTTCAAAGCAAACAGTTAATATTAATAAACTTGTATTAGGGGATAAAGGTAAAAATAAACTATTTAAATATGTTCCCCATGGTTTAAATCCTGATATTTATTTCCCAATCGATCCTAAAGATAAAGGATTTAAAGATTTTAAAAAACAAGTCTTCCCAAATTCAGTTCCCGAATTTATAGTATTTTTTAACTCTAGAAACATTAGACGTAAACAAATACCTGATACAATGTTAGCTTTTAGAGCTTTTTTAGATACCTTACCTAAAAAAGAAGCAAAAAAATGTTGTTTAATATTACACACAGAATTAGTTACAGATCCTGGAACTGATTTAGGTGCTGTTAAAGAATACCTATTTGATGAAGAATATCAAGAAAATGTAATTTTTTCTTTAAATAAATTATCTCAACAACAGTTAAATTATCTTTATAATATGGCTGATGTTCAAATGCTATTAACCTCTAATGAAGGTTGGGGATTATCTATTACAGAAGCAATATTATCAGGTACTCCTATTATAGCAAATGTAACTGGCGGGATGCAAGATCAAATGAGATTTGTAGATGATAAAGATAATTGGTTTACCCCTTCCCCAGAAATCCCATCAAACCATAGAGGGACATTTAAGAAACATGGAGAGTGGGCTTTTCCTTGTTATCCAACAAGTAGATCAATTCAAGGTTCCCCATTAACTCCTTATATCTATGATGATAGATGTAGATGGGAGGATGCATTAGAACAATTACAAAAAGTATATTCTTTATCACCTGAGGAAAGAAAAGAATTAGGATTAAAAGGTAGAGAATGGGCTATATCAGATGAAGCAGGATTTACTGTTAAACATCAAGCTAATAGAGTAATGGAAGCTTTTACAGAACTATTTAAAACTTGGAAACCAAGAGAAAAATATGAGATTGTAAATGCTACTGAATATAAAGGTAAGTTTTTAAATCATAAAATATTATATTAATGAGTAAACCAAGATTTGTTATTTCTTGTCCCTTTGATACCTATTCAGGTTATGGGGCACGTTCAAGAGATATAGTTAAAGCTATAATTGAATTAGATAAATATAAAGTAGAGTTATTGCCTCAAAGATGGGGTGGAACAGCTTGGGGGTTTTGTGAAGACTACTCTGAATGGAGTTTTTTAAATAACCATATTGTTAGCCCTGATTGGAATAAAGTTCAACCTGATATTTGGATGCAAATTACAATCCCTAATGAGTTTCAACCTGTAGGAAAATATAATATTGGGTGTACTGCAGGAATTGAGTCTACAGCTTGTAAACCTGAATGGATTGAAGGTTTAAATAGGATGAATATGAATTGGGTTTCTTCAAACCATACTAAAAATGTATTCCAATCAATGACATTTGAAAAGAAAACACAACAAGGGCAATTAGTAGGAGTTGTTAAATCTGAAAAACCTATCCATGTTGTTTTTGAAGGAGCAAATTTAGATATCTATAAACCGTTATCTGGCAAAAATGATTTAGATCTAAGTCAAATTAAAGAAAGTTTTAATTATCTATTTGTAGGTCATTGGATGCAAGGTAGTTTAGGACATGATAGAAAAAATGTTGGTTTCATGGTAAAAGCGTTTTTAGAAACATTTAAAAATAAAAAGCGCAAACCTGGACTTATTTTAAAAGCATCTGTTGGGGTTGAAAGTTATATAAGCAGAAATGAAATTTTAAAAAGAATTAACGAAATTAAAAAATCTGTAAATTCTAAAGATTTACCTAACATCTATTTAATTAATGGTTCTTTTAGTGATGAAGATATGAATAAATTATATCATCATTCTAAAGTTAAAGCTATGCTTTGTTTAACTAAAGGAGAGGGTTATGGTAGACCTTTATTAGAATTTAGTTTAACAGGTAAACCTGTTATAGCTTCAGGATGGTCAGGACATTTAGATTTTTTAAAAGATAAATTTATTAAAATTAATTATACTTTAAAAGAAATTAGAAAAGAAAAAGTTGAAAACGGGATATTTCTTGAAGGTTTTAGGTGGGCCGATCCTGACCCGCAAGATTTTAAAG